TTCGCGGATATTCAAGAGGGAGAATCGGGGAACATAAAAATTGGCGGAAAGGGTGTCTGCCACTATTTACCTACGACATAAGCACGACATAATTACGACAAAGCATACTCATACTACATTAAAATCAATAAAAACAAAGTGATAAGACGCCTAAAATTATCGGAATAATTTTCCGAAATGCGACAAAGGTGCGCCAAAATAACGACACTTTTTTGTGCTAGAGTGTGGAGCGGATGTGGGGCAAACTTGTAACCTGTACTCATACGAATATGGCAAAAGTAACAGCAAAAAATATCTTTACTCTTCCGGAAGGGCGGCACAGCGTCGCCCCAAATTTGAACCTGAGGGTGCGCGACGGTAAGCGCACCTATGTCCTGCGCTACTGTATTGGAGGTAAGCGAAAAGATAAGCACCTGGGCTCGGCGGATGACTTATCTCTTACAGAGGCCAAGCGCCTGGCTGATAAATTAAGATCTGAGCTTGCAGAGGGAAAACTTCCCCAGACGGCCAGGGATAAACTTGCCGAAAAATTAAAAGAGGCCGATGCTCCGACTTTCGAGAAGTACGCCCTGGAAGCAATAGAAAAGATTGCCTCCGTACGTGTATGGAAGAATGCCAAACATAAAGCGCAGTGGTTCGCTACTGTACGCGCCTATGCCTTTCCCGTCTTAGGGAAAAAGAAACTGTCTGAGATTAAAAAAACCGACGTGCTGGAGGTGCTCCGACCAATATGGTCCACTAAGACTGAAACCGCCTCCAGGGTTCGGGGACGTCTAGAAAATATATTTTCCTACGCAGTAACCGACGGTCTCATGGAGTTTAATCCCGCCATTTGGAGAGGAAATCTCGACAGAGATTTACCGCCGCCCTCTAAGATTCAAATCGTTGAGCACCATGAAGCTATGCCGCTCGATGTGCTTCAAGAAAAAATCACGTGCTTTTATCCGGCCAGCGATAGAACCCGCCAGGTGATTTTATTCACAATTCTGACCGCGAGCCGCGTGGGTGAATCCGTCCCGGCTCGGTGGGATGAAATTGATTGGGAAAATCGTATCTGGTCCGTGCCTCCGGAAAGAAGAAAAGATCAAAAGCCGTATCCTCACCGCGTGCCGCTGAGCGATCAGGCGATTGAATTGCTGAATTCTGTGGAGAAGAAAGGCGAGGAGATATTCTGCTTTAATGCGGATAACCTAGGCAGCCGCTACAGCCTGGCGCATCTATTACAACAAATGACTAACACCACCGCCACAATGCACGGCTTCAGGTCGACGTTTAGAGACTGGGCGGCCGAAAACGGTGTGCCGGATACCATTGCTGAAAAATGTCTCATGCATGTAACAGGAAACGCCGTTGTCCAGGCCTATCAGCGTTCTGATCTCTTGGAGCAACGGCGTGAAGTAATGCAGGCGTGGGCCGATGCGGTTTTTGCTAAGCTGACGCGCTAAAGATAGCCGGATGGTCCGTCATCCATTTATCAACTTCAATTGTTTTCCAGCGGGGGCGTCCCTTTATGTAATGTCCTCGCGGAAAATATCCCTGCGCAATCCAGCGCTCAAGTGTCCGGGTAGAACGTCTCACGTAGGAGGCGGTTTCGTTTTTTGTCATCCAAGTATTTGTCATTTTTTATCCCCTATCGTTTGGTCGTAAAGGGCTTCGTCAACCTCGAGCTTCTGGATACGCTCGTTAATACAATCTTCCAACGCTTGCCAAAATCCACCGTTGTAATAAAACACACCGCCCCATAGGTCGGCCGCTGCTTTCAGGACCCCATTGCTTCTCTTTAAATACCAAGTAAACTCCTTAAAAGTGTCGAACTGCTGATCGGAGATTCTCAGTGCGGTATTAGATGTACGCCGGCGATTCAAATACCATTGAGCTTTTTTAAGATCGAGCAGTTCGCTAGCTCCTTCCTTGTGGCCTGCGCGGAAACAATACTTGATGGCGTTGCCCTCGCAGAACGGCAGGCGCTCGCAGAAGTCGATCGGCTCCAGGCGGATGGATTGTTCTTCGTAATGGGCAGGATGATTAACCATATCAGACATGGTGGATCTCCTTTAGATCAATTTTCATAAGACGTGCCTTTTCTTCCAGGAGTTTTTTGTACTTGCGCATTGCCTTGAACTGCTCCCAAAGATTCTTGTAAAGCTCCTGATTGATGGCTGGAGCTTTGCCTTCTTTGATCGCCCACAGGTAGTTGCCGAGCTTGTTCTTTCTAATTGAGAGCTGCTGGTACTCAGCGATCATCCGCTCTTCCAGGCTTCCGGAGAGCATGAAGTCGATAGTGTCTTTGAGATCAAGCTTATCGTTCTGGGTGCTCTGAAGCTCCTCTTCGATTCTCGCGATCTGACGGTCGCACTTGGCATCCATGAGCTTCTCGATTTCCGTCTTGAAATCAGGGTCGCTCTCCATCAGGTACCCGACCTGGCGGGCGAGAACCAGAACGTCGGCGAGTTCCTTCATGCAGTCAACGGCCGCAGCGTCTCTCTTTTCTTTGAAGCGGTTAAGACCCGTCTTACTCAACAGTCTGTTGTAGACGTTCCATTTGGCAGACGCGGCACTGTACTCTGAGCATTCTTCAGCGAGCTTTAAGAGCTGAGTTCCCAGACCGTAGTGGTCTGCAATCAATATCAATTTATCTTTCATTTTTATAGCCTCTAAAAAATTCTTCGACGTTCGGTGCTCCTAGTTCTTTCAGGCGCTTGAAGTTAAGGACATAGGCATACCCGTTGTGGCGGCTGGAACCTATGAGCACTTGGTTAATAATCCCTTCGAGTTTCAGTGCCATAAGAGCGCGTCTCAATGTCTCGTAGGCGAGCCCTGATACTTCTTGCAGTCGGGTGAGTGTCACCCGTCCTTTGAGGTTGATGTTGTAGAGAATGAAGTAGAGCAGAATCTTTGCCGAGTACGGCAGGCCCTTTCTTCTTAAGCACCACTCAGGCAGGGTCTCTTCAATCCGCTGTCTGCGTTTCTTGGATGTTGGCATAGCCGGGTCTCCTATAGGTTCTTTGATTGAGAACTGCGCGGGCAGTGGGCAAAATCTCCTTGACGCCGCGACTTCCGTCTCTGTTTCTTTGTTCGTCCACAATCTGAATGGCGGCAAGCAACTCGCGAACGGTTCTCTGCGGGGCCAGCTCCATAGCTTCCTTGAGCATGGCTACAATCTCAGTGCAGACATCCTGCAGTATGGCAAGCTCATCGGCCTTGGCAACATAGTGCATGCTCACACCGCTGCGCTTCCGGCGCACAATGTTTGAATATGCATCGAGCACGGCATAATGACGTTCACGAAATTCGTCAACGGCTTCCTCCTGACCCTTCCAACGTCTATCGAACATCAGCATGCCGCCCCAGTTGAGAAGGTCCTGCAGCTGATGCATTTGATCGTCCGTTGCAGTGCCGCGCGGAAGGACTATCTCGACAATCAGGCCGATCTTGTTAATGATGTCTTTGATCTCGTCAATCGTTTCCCGCGGATAAGAGCACCCCGTTCGGCGTATCGCCCGAGGTTTGTACTCCTTGCGCGGCTTCTTGTTTCTTGGCATTTGCTTGTTCCTTCCTTAGTCTTCTGAGTTCTCTGCGGCGCTCATTGATCATGTCTTTGCGTTGTTCGTAGGTGGCTTGCTTGTACTTAACCAGCCGCTCGAACAGCGCCTTTTTCTTTTCAAGGCTCATAGCGTGGTAGAGTTCCCTGCGCTTGCGGTTGTATTCCTCGCGGTGCTTCCTTCGGTATCGGGCGTCGTACTCTCGCCTTCGGGCAAGCCGCTCCCCATGCGTCATCTCTACGCGCTTAGGCACTTCGCCTTGCTTCTTAGCCTCTTCCTTTTTCTCTTCCCACCGCTCCTTGGCGCGCTCGCGTTTGCGCTCGGCTTTCTCCTCTGCACTCAGCGCATGAGCTTGGCCCGAGGCAGGAGCCGTGGTGTACCCGTTCATAAGAGCTTGGTGGTACTTGATGTGAATGGTGTAGTGCTCCATCCCGAGGCGCTCCTCAATCTCATACGGGCTCAGACCTTGAGAAGCGAACGTCCTAATCCTTTGATCGAGAAGGTTCATTTTTCTCTCCCTTATTCCGCAGGTAATCAAGGAGCATGTCCTGGACTTCCCGCTTAGATCGCTTTTTTGAAAGGGCTACGTAGTCGATCGTGTCCTTTGCCAGGATCTGATAGACCGTGACGACTCTCGGATGGCCTGCCTGCATTTGGCGCATCGGACCGATACGCTCAATGACCTGCTGATATTCTTCGAGATTCCACCACTGACTGAAAAAGACCAATTTGCTCGATCCGTCCTGAAGGCTCAGGCCGTGCCCGGCACTTGCCGGGTGAACGAGTAGCATCGGGATTTCGCCGTTGTTAAAGGCCTCGACGGTTTCCGGGCGTTTATCGAATGCTTTGGCCTTCGGAAAGGCCTTGAGGATTCTGGCGAGGTCGGTTTTAAATTGGTACGCCACTAAAAGCGGCTCTCCAGCCGCTTCCTCGACAATCGAAGCCAGAGCGTCAATTTTGGCTGTATGAACTTCTTCCCAGTTGTGCAGCTCGTCGGTGTAAACAGCCCCATTTGCCAATTGCAGACATTTGACCGTTTTAGCCGCGGCGTTAGCTGCTTCCACCGTGGTGGCATTGGCCAGCTCGACAAAGAGCCCCCGCTCCATGTCGTCATACAGCGCCTTTGCCTCGTCCGGCAATTCGACTTCGACGTTCACAAAATGCGGCTTGTCTAAATCAAAGTAGTCCTCAGCTTTAATCGACAAGCAGACGTCCGAAATGGCATTCTGAATCTGCTCCTGGGCGTACTCCAGAGGGACCCATTGAACCGCGGCCGCATTGGCTCCAACCTGTAAAGGTCTAAACCAGCGGTTATGGAAAGCTGTGAAACTTTTCCCCAGGCGCTCGCCGTGATCGATAAACCACAACTGCCCCCAAAGATCGTTTAACCCATTGGGTGACGGAGTTCCGGTGAGCGCAATGAATCGCTTAAAGAAGTTCGAGAACTTAGCGAGCGCTTTAGCTCGTTTGGATCCCTGGCGTGTCCGGAAACTTTTAAGCCGCGTGGATTCGTCAGCGATAACGACAGGAAAGGGCCACGTGTAATTTTTTGCCGTCAAAAAATTATCGAGCCACATCAGATTGTCATAGTTAATGACGTAGATGTCCGCCTTCGTGTGCAGCGCCTTGATGCGCTCCTTTGTCGTCCCCAGGATCGGAGAGACCTTCAAGTGGCAAAAGTCCTCCCACTTCCTTACCTCACTCGGCCATGAGTTTCGGGCAACGGCCAGAGGCGCAATAACGAGCGCCGGGCCTTCCTCGAATATGTTTTTAAGCACATCGATGATGGCAAGCGAAGCACTTGTCTTACCCATGCCCATCGGTACAAAGAGGCCGCAGCGGGGATGCTGCAGAGCGAACTGGATCATTCGCTTTTGATACGGCCAGGGGTTGAACTTACGCATATTGCTCTACTCCGGAGCGAGAGACGGAGATCAGGTGGCTCACCAGGGACTCGGCCTGATCTTCGCCGTAAACGACGTAGACCTTGCATCCGGCGGTTGTCATGCGGGCGTGCTCGCGCGCTTGGTGGGGCCCGAGCTTGCCGGTTTCCGTTTTCGCTTCGATCCAGGCGTGAATCCCCGGGAGCATGACAAGCAGGTCGGGCGCTCCCCGGCAGTTCTCCCAGGAGCATTTACGAACCTCGCCGCCCGCCTCTTTGATGCGCTTTTTAATCAGCGCGACGACTTTGCCTTCGGGCGTCATTATCGGTTCTCCTCTTTTTTCTCCATGCGGCGGACGCGGGTCTGAAGCTGGAGGATCTGATAAGTGAGACTGTCGAGCTTATTCAGGAGGCCCGTCAGCGCGAGCGCTACCAAGGCGAAAACCGCAATTAAAACGATGATCAGGATGTCCATTTACTACATCTCCTTAATCTTTCTTGTATCTAAGTGAAGTGAATCCGGCCGCAGCCAGCGGCAGGTCCGGAGCCCAGGAGGGCGGTGTTGCCATTAGCCGCTCGAGCTCGGTGTTGTCCTTGTCGAGCGCGGCTTCTGTAATAAATTCGTCGTGAACGGAGAAAACGATTTCAAACCCGGCTTGTTCGATGGCGGCCATCGCGCCGATCAGAATGTCGGCGGCTGCGGCCTGGGTTGCGTTTTCCACGATTTTTCCGGAGTAGGTCGGAATGCGGGACCACTTCCGGGAATACTGATCGATGCCCATGTAGCTGAACGTGCCTTTGCCGACGCCTCCGTCCTCGAGCTGTGCGCCCGGATAACAGATAAAACGTCCGGAGGGCAGGCGCATTCTGAGCCAGGCGCCCTTACGGTCGAACCACAACTTGGAGGCCTGACTGGGGACGCCGTTCATTGCCCGGATGGCAGCGGTGTCGCAAGCCGCCCAAAATTTTTGAATTGCCGGGTGCGCATCACGCCAGGCCAATTTGACCGCTTCGCAGGCGATAAACGTGTCTCTTTTAAGCCCGTGGGTCAGTTTCTTTTCCTTGTACCATTCGTAAGACCCTTCGGCCTGGCCCCAATAGCTGTACGAGATATTTTCCCGGACATGTTTCGCAAGCTCGTCCAGGTTGATCGAATAAGCGGCCGCAAACGTCAAAAACGCACCGACGCCGCCTTGATAGCCCAAAGCCAGCTCCATGACTTTGCCGATCTGTCGCTGATGCTTCGTAACGTCCTCCGGACGAATGCCGAAGGTGCGGCCGTAGGTCGCCTTATAAAGATCAGGGCCGTGGCCCGCGTCGAAATCTCTGAACGCTTGAATTTTCCACGTCTCTCCGGCGAGCCAGGCGAGCATGCGGCCTTCGATGTTTGAGAGGTCGGCCACAACTAAATGCTTGCCCGGCGTGGCCATAATGCAGGAGCGCAGGCAGGAGGACATGAGCTCACCGGGCTCGGTCAGATATTCGGCCCAGCCCCCTTTGATTGCCTCGACGCCTGCATCGATCACGTACTGCGGGAGCGTCGGGCGCGGGAGGTTCTGCAACTGCATGAGACGCCCAGCATATCGGCCTGTGCGTGTAGCCCCGCGGAACTGGAGACATCCGCGCATACGGCCGTCGGAATTTACGCAGGCGATCAGTTTTTTGTATTTGGCGGTGGACGTCTTAGTGGACGCCAGGCGGACCCGGAGCAATTCTTTGACGGGCTCCGGAATATTTTCGTCAGCTAGCCGCCGCTCGATCGTGGAGCGTGCGAGGTCCGGGAGTTTGACGTTGTATTCCGAGAGGATGTATTTCAGCAGAGCATCGCGCTGGGTAGCGGCCTCGACTTCGCCGCCTGTGAGCTTACGTGTTTTCTCGGCATTCTCCAGGCGCAGGCGCTCGGAGAGGTCGATAGCAGCATGCGCAAGCTCAACGTCCATCAAGGCACCGCGATTGTTAATGCGCTGATCAATCACGAACTGAGCGCGGTCACGCGGGCCCCAATTCCAGGAAGGGAGCTTTTTATAAATCACGCGCATGGCCTCGACGTCCAGGCGGCAATAATTTACGAATCTCGTCCAGTCCTCCGGATCGGTTTTGCGGCTGGCGATCTTGCCCTGAAAGTTCGGCTTGCAGAATTTCAGCACCAGGCGACGGCCGTCTTTGTCTTTTGCCTGATCAACGGGCAGGCCGTAAACCTCGGACAGGGTCCCCAGGGCACCGGGCAGGCCGTGGCTGTAGGCCTTGACCATACAGTCATCAACCCGTTCAAAGGGCAAGTCCACGTGCAGGTTTTTCGCTTTGCGCAGGACGGGAACGTCGAAATTCGCGCCGTTATGCCATACGGTATTAACAGCAGGATCGGCGAGCGCTGCCCGGAGATCCTCCGGCATCGTTTCCGTGACTGTTAGATCCCAAACCTTTGCGGGCTCGTCATCGATTGCATAACCAAAGAGCAGGACATAACAGTCCTCCGCGTATTGATGCGGGCCGTTCTTGACGTCGCGGCTGCTGAATGTTTCTAGGTCTGCCCAGAGTGTTTTCATATTAAGTCTCCTTAACTCATGGCTCCGTAGAGCCATGTCCTAAAGATTCTTAGTCCCAAGGATTCCCGCCAGCAGGAGCGGCAGCGGAAGCAGAATCACCGTCTCCGAGGTCGGAGAAGTCGGTCGGTTTAGCCGGAGCAGAACCCGCACCGAAGGCGTCACCGTCGCGAACGAACTGGATGCCTAAGAGTTTGGCGTTGATGCGCTTGCCGTTAGCGTTGTCCTGCGCCCAAAGTTCGATGCGGGCGTTCACATAGCAGCCGGAATAAACCAGGCCGTCGGCCTCGGTCACTGGATTGCATCTGCGGTCCACAACAGTGGGGCGGGCCTTGTTGCGGGAAGTGACGTACATCATTCCGGCGTAGCCGTCGTATTCTTTGTTGTCGCCGTCGCGCAGGCAGAGCTTTTCTGTGGCGTACAGAGATTTGAGCAGGCCAGGAGCCTTGTCCTTCCATTTTTCAGTTGCGACGCGCTGGATCTCGTCACGGATTTTCTGAATCTGGGTTTGATCGCTCTTATCGATCAGGACGGTGGCCGAGAAAGCAGGCGCAGAACCGTTGGAAGAATCGGCAACGAAAATGTGTTCGAAAGACAGACGTCCGGAGATATTGATAGCAGTCATTGAAAACTCCTTAACTTAATTAACAGGTTGAAAATCGGTAGGTTGCGCGGCAGGTGTCCAGGCGGGACGCTTGTCGCTTTCAGGTGCGACCACAGGCGCGGGTTCGCTTCGCGTAATGATTTGCTCGAGCTTCGGCCACTGGCGCTGTCCGATGCGGCCTGCCTTGTAGAGCTTCTCGGCGGCCGTCGGCGTAATGACCTTGTAGCTGTAGCGCTCGTTTTCCTTGAGCTTGAAGGTTTTCAGCAGTTCTTCGGCTTCTGCTGCGCTCGTCCACTGGCGATTGCCCGGGCGGCCGAGCACCAGCTTGAAGCCGTCGATATGGACGCCTTCGAGCATTTGCTTATGGGCTTCTTCCCGGACAGCGGCAATCCAGGGCTCCAGGAGATCGGCGAGCGCGAGATTCTGGCCGAGCCTCTCCGGGCTTAATGCTTCTTCCGGAATGATCGGGATTGCGTCGCCCGCTTCGGTAATGGGCTTGAAGTCCACTGCTTCGGCGGCCTTTTGGCGAAGCGCCGGGCAGGCGGATTTAGCCTTGCAGAAGCGGCAGGCATCAGCGCTCGGGATCAAGGCTTCGGGCGGGAGCGGGTCGGCATTCAGGTAAGAGAGCGCCTTAGCGGCACAGGCCCGGGCGTTGTTGACGAAGGTCTCGAGCTCCGCGGGCGTGAGCTTCCAGGACGCGATATTGTCAATCCGGGGCTGGAAAATATGAAGCTCGATTTCCTTTATCTCGTCGCACAAAGAGAAGAATTGGGCGGCGCCCCAGGCGTAGATTGACAGCTGCAGATTGCCTTCTGCCTCAACTCTTACGCCACGGCCGAATTTCAGATCGATGATTTTGAGCGTATTGCCGACAAGGGCGGCGCAGTCGATTGTCCCTTTTGCGTTGGCTTCGCCCGTAACCTCTGAGATCTCGACCGGAAATTCGATCTGGCGAATACCGCCCGCGGTTTCGCGCTCGACATAGCTCACATAGTCATTCACAAAAGTGAGGTTTTCGCTCGGAATCGCTTCGTCAGGTTTGGGCTGATTCGGATCGAGGATATGCGCGGCATAGGCATGCGCCAGCGTGCCCTCTTTGGCGTATTCGCTCGATTCGTCCGGGAAAAGTCTGCAAAGGGAAACGGAGCCCGGGCATTGCATCCAGCGGTAGGCGGATGACGGGGAAAGAAGTGCATGGGTCATGATTAAACTCCTGCGAGAGCTTTATCAACGGAGGCGGCGAAGGCCGCCAGTTTGTCGTCCGGCACATCGGAGAGTTTCTTCGCGCCGAAAGACGACAGGATCTGAATGCCGACATCTCTGCTTTGGGTAAACAACCCCATTACCTTCTGCATGAGCTCCTTACGAAGGGCTTCGTAATCCACGGGCTCCGAGGGTGCGGGCTGAGCGACAGCCTGGGGCGCGGGAGCCGGAGCAGGTGCTGCAAAAGGTGGGTTTTCAGGGACGGGCGCCGGTTTCGGCGGGACATGGATGCCGTTGTCCGGGGCAGCCTGCGGTGTGACAGGTGCCGGGGCCGTGGGCGGCGCCATGTGCATGGCCTGGCGAATGAGTTCGGCGAGGTTGTTGATGGCCTGAGTGTTTTCGGCGATGACTTTTTCAAGTGACATGATTGTCTCCTTTAGACAGTAGGGGGTTCGGGGAATTTGTCCCCGGCTTCGAGATGGATAAGAGAGCTGCTAATACCGTTCAGAACGGCTTTGATTGCTTCGAGTGATCCTCGAGGAATGACGACAAGATCTTTTTCAGTCGGATCTTTCAGGGCTTCTTTGCAAATAATTTCGCCGTTTCGGAGAACTCCGAGTTCGGATAATTCCAAGTCGTCGACGACTAAGTTAATCTTTTCCGCGATATCCTCAATATCGTCGTCCAGTTCGTTGAGGGCTTCTTGAAAGTTGACGGCGAAATCCTCAAGGTTTGCGTCAAGCCTTTCTTCCCGAGAGAGGAGTTCTTCCTCTTGTTCCTCGCAGGCATCGACAATCGGCTGCGTCGCGTCCAGGCGTTCGACAAGCGTGCGGATGATCGGCGGCATGTTTGAGAGGCCTTCGGAACGAATCCAGGCGATAAGCTCGTCATCGGTCATCGTGTTCAGGTTGTACGACGCCAGGTTAAAGACTGAGTTCATAAAAGACCTCCGAGAAATTCCGGAAGAATGAAGACGAGGTAGACAAATGCCCAGAAACAGAAGAAAGCAACAAGGGCGCCGGCGAAGATTTCGAGATCGTTAAATTCGCGTCGCATAAACCACCTCACTCGGGCAAAAGTTGACAACGGGCTGCGCCGGGATGACCCAGGGCTTAGGAAGCGCAGGGGCTTTATCGATAAAGAAGTAGATGGCGCGAATGGCGTCGATGGACGGGCGCCTGCCTTCAAAGATGGCGCAGGCGTCGGTGATTGAGATACGGAGCAGGCTGGAAAGGCCCAAAAGTGTGATTCGTTTGTAGCCTTTTTCCTCGAGAGCTTCTTTCAGAGCAAAGCGAATCTCAAGACCAGAGCTACGAGAGGAAATTTTGCATTTGGCAGTTGGCATTTCGTATTCCTAAAAGCAAATTTATTTGCATTTAATGCATAACTGAATGCTAATGCAAAACAAATTTCTTTGCAATAGTAGCTAAACAATTTGCTTTTAGGGGAATAAAAAAAAGCCGCCATAAAGGCGGCTTAGACGACTTGGTCCTATTTAAGCTTGAATCGGCTCCGAAGTTCTCCGGTAGATGCCAAGGACAAGTCCCATAATGTCGTTAGGATCAATCTGCTCCCAGGAAGTACCAGTAGGCCAATCTTTGGCCGTTGCTCGCGCATACAAAAGACTGCCGTTTACCTTTTTCACGAGCCTGGGCGAAAAATAAAGGTCTTCGAGTTTATCCCCTGATGTAAAGCGTAAAAGATAAATACCGTCCTTATAGTTGATCCCGCTAAGCATAAGGCTCTGTACATATAGGATATCCCCGGATTTGATATTAGGAGATAAGGCATCATCAGGAGCCGTATAAGCGTAAACCTCCGCCGATAGCGCGTCTAATTTTTCCTTCATAAAGTCAAGGACTTTTTTGTCTGGACATGGGGGCAGCCACTTTTTTATCTTTTTAGATTCGTCTCCGGCATAAAGATTTCCTAAGTACCCCGTTATCGCTAGATCCTTTGTGCTAGCTAGAGGGACCCATTCTCCTGTTCGATATCTGCCGGTTCTTACCTTATATATCGCGTCGTCGCTTACTAACTCTTCCGGTTCAAGGCCGAAACGTAATGCAATGGCTTTAATTGTTGAAAGCCGAGGAGCTGCGATCGAGCCGTCGAGAATTCTACCGATAGTCGAGGGCTGTAGCGAGGCTTCCCTTGCGAGTTGGGCGCTATTAATTCCCCTTGCCTCCATAAGTTTTTTTAGGTTATCGGACAAAAGTTTTGGCGAAACAAGCATAAGTTTTCCAGTATTAGCAATGCGATTTTGCATATTTTAGCTCCTTAAAAAACGATTTCCGGAAAGCTTGCCTTCGATGACAAGCTATTAATAATTGCATATAATGCAAAAATAAATTGCAATAGGAACTAACATGCAAATACCAATATCCGACTTAATTGACAGAGGTTTGTCCCAAAGCGAAATCGGAAAAATTTGCGGCCTTAGCCAGAGCACTATCAGCAGGCTTTTGAACGGCAAAACAAAGTCAATCCGATGGGAAAAAGGGGAAAAACTTCTCCGCGCTATCGCCGACATAAAAGGAAGTCGCCCCGTTAAAAAGAGAAAGGCGCGCTAGATACTCAAGGATGATTCGAATGCTTAGTTATTTCAAAGACAAGGCCGCGGCTTTAGCGGCCAACGGCTATTTGCCGATACCGATTACTCCGGGAGAAAAATTCCCGGCCTTAGAAAAAGGGTGGACAGCCTACCGCTTTAAGCCGACTGATGCACAACGCCATGCCGCTTGTGGCGTAGGTCTGCTCACAGGGCAGGGAGAGCATAAGGTGATTGGCATCGACTGCGATATCACGGATAAAGAACTGCTCAAGCTGATACACGACAAAATCACAGAATTGTGCGGCGGCGAACCGTTCTTATCCCGGGTCGGAAGATTTCCCCGGACATTGTTTTTAGTTCGAACGGATAAAAGTTTCTCCAAAATCTCCTCGCACAAATTCATAGATGCTCAAGGGCAGGATCAACAGTTGGAGATCCTTGCCAATGGGCAGCAATTTGTCGCGCTGGGCATCCATAAAACTACCGGGAAGCCCTACTCCTGGATTGACGGGGGGCCGCTCGACCTTCCGGCCGAATCCCTGGCAATCGTCACGATGGAGGAGGCTCAGTCGCTCGTCGGCATTGTCAACGACTACGCCGTTAAACACGACTGGAAGCTCAAGGAGCGTGGTGGCGCCGGCCGCTCGGTTTCGACGAACGCAGGACCGCTCACGGCCTTCGATGTCGAATGTATGAAATGCAGAAACATCACGCTTGCACAAGCCAGAAAGATTATCAGCCATATTGACGCTGACGCGTACAGGGAATGGCTTGAAGTCGGTATGGCGCTTCATCTGGAGTATGGTGGCTCAGATGAGGCATTCAAACTCTGGGACGACTGGAGCAGTAAGTCAGCAAATTATCCGGACGACGGCCCCAGGGCACTCGCGGAAAAATGGGCCTCATTCGTCGAAGTCGGTAAATGTAAAGAAGAGCTCATCCGAATGCCTACGCTCATCGCTAGGGCAGAAGAGGCGAAGGCCAGCCGGGAAAAGCAGATGCGAATCGCAGCCAAAGCAGAATTTACTGCCGCGCTGGCAAAATGTAACGATGAGTTCGATGTCGAGACACTAGCAAGAAAAACCTCGCTGTCTAACCGCGCAGACAGAGAGGTTTTCACGAATTATGCCCTAAAGCGCCTGAAAGAATTGGGCGCTGGATCAATCACAAAGACGAGTATACATGGATGGTTTAAGAAAAGTACTTGTTCAGATTACGCGTTCAATGAACTTGGCCTCGCGGAAAGAATGCGAGACACGTACAAGGGCGGTTTGAAGTGGGACTGCATTAACGGTCAATGGTACACCTGGAACGGTATACGCTGGAAGCAAACGCCGAACGAGGCAATTATGGGCTACGCCCGCATGACTGTGGAAGCGTTGTTTGATGAGGCCAAGGGCCTCGACAGCGAAAGCGCGGTAATGCTCAAAGACTTCGCGTCCAAATGCTGCAATCCCAAGACCTGGGAGAACATGCTTAAGGCCTACAAATCTTTCTCAGACGGGGATAACAGCGTACTGATAAGCCCGCACCAACTCAACCAAAATTTGCGTTACTTCGGAGTGAACAACGGCGAGATCGACTTAAAGACCGGTGAATTTATTCCCGGGGATCCGGCCCACATGATTACGCTCCATTCTCCGGTCAACTACGACAAAGAAGCGACTTGTCCTTATATCGACGACCGAATGCTGGAGATATGCAACGGTGATCCGGAGATCGTTGAGTTCTATTACGACATTTTCGGCGCCGGAATGACCGGGCGCCTGCGCCGCTCGTTCTTAATCATGTTTGGTCTAGGCCATAACGGTAAGTCCGCGCTCCTGAATCTTGCCATCAAGATGATGGGCAACGGCCAAGAGGGCTATCACGTCGGAGCCGATCAAAAGACTTTTATCGAAGGCAAAGGCGGGTCAGCGGGCGGCGCCAGAGAAGACATCACGAGACTTAAGGACAAGCGACTGGTGACACTCGTGGAGACCTCCGACGGGAGCCGCCTTAATAGTTCGCTCGTCAAGCAGCTCACAGGCGGGGACCCGATGACCGGGCGCCAGACGTGGGCCAAGAGTTCGATCACGTTCACGCCGTGCTGTCTGCCGGTGCTGGTTTCCAATCATAAGCCGATCGTCGAGGACCAAAGTGAGGGCATGTGGGATCGGCTTCTGCCAGTGCGACATTTAGGCAACTTCAATGCCGAGCGGGCGGACCCTCTGTTTGAGCAAAAGGCTGAGGCCGAGCTATCCGGTTTCCTGAACAAGTGTATTGCCGGCGCCCTCCGCTTTCAGCAGCGCGGTCTGCGGGTTCCGGAAGCCATACGCAAAGAGCAGAAAGCATACAGATCGGCCCAAGACCCGATGTCGGACTTTTTCACGGAGCACTGTGTTATCGAACCCGATGCGCGGTGGCCGCGTAGTGAGGCTTACAACGCCTGGAAGCAATACGCACGGGACTCTAGCGTCCCGCAGTATCAGGAGAGAAAGAAATGGTTCTTTAACGCAATGGAGGAAAGAGGCTTTGAGACTGTGCAAAACAAAGGAATTATGTGCTTTAAGGGTATCAGGATTAAAGATATAGGTTTCGAAGCTATAGAGGATACCTAGAGGGGTGAAGTATCAATTAGAAGTAAAAAAGTAAAAACCATATCTATTTCTAAAACTTCTCTCACATACGCGTATAGGGAAGGTTTAGGAAAGGGGCCTTAAAAATACTTTTTTACTTCTTTACTACGGGTTTCTACTTATAAACTTTAGAAGGATTTTGAAAAAGTATGACTAATTCAAGCAATTTAGAAAAGCTAAAAATTTTATCTGTAGCGTTCGAATACGCATGTAGATCCGGACGAGTATGGGACATGAATCTTTACCACGGAGACATGTACAACTGTCCTCCGAGTAAAAACATCCTCAATTTTATGGAGACATTCCATACTTTGGACGGTTTTGTCTATGGCTCATCCGCTGAGAGCGGTTTGTTCGGTTGCGACCCCGCAAACCATTGGACGATTCAGGTTGGCGAATCTGAATCGGCACCGAAAGAATGGGCGGGAGACGACAAGAGCAGATTCTGCGAGGCCTATGCGGTGGTTACTTACAACCGGAAAGGAGAAAGACGAGTGCGCATCTTCGGAATCCCGGAGGATATTGCAACGGTATATGCGAGACTGTTTTTTGCACCTGGCTTGGGCGTTGAGCCGTTCGGTATCAATTTCCATAACTCAATTGGAATCGTGACCGAAGTTTGATTTTTATCTGGGCGGCTTACGGCCGCCTGATCTAGGAGAAAAAGATGTCCATAGAAACAAGCCTAATGATCATCTCAATCACTCAGTTATTCCTTGCTATTGCGATTGTCTTTGTCAGCCTGACCCAGCGGGACATCCGGATGTTTATTCGGAGACTGTCCGCGGGGGTCCAGGATCTAGTTGGCTTACAGATAAAGAACAACTCTCGAGGAAGCGGAGACATTATCGGGTCGAGCACTACGTCGATAGGAAGTTCTTTGACAAAGGATTCCTCGGGCGGAAAATGAACCAAATGAAGGCCGAATTTATGCACCCCGTTGGTCGGCTGCCCCAGCAGCATTCCGTCCACAGAAACACTTTTTATCCTGAACTGGACGCTGCCGACAGCGATTTGGGCATAGAGAACGATGCCGTCCCTAAGCATGAGGCACCTCGTATCAGCGATATAAGGGCGCCCGTCTAGGAATTGTACGGTGCCAAAATACGCGGCAATAACGGCCGCGACGGCGCTAATGAGACCAAAAAAGATTTCCATTGCCTCTCCCCGGATATAGGAATTAATTATCAAGCAAAAATCAACAGGAGAATTCTTTGATCGATACCTACTTCTACGAACGCTTGGCTAACTGGCGACGGGTCTATGGCGACAAACCTGTCAGATGGCGCTCGCCTACAGACACCTTCTGCCGCTATGCCAAGTGTTATTTCGAGCGCGCTCCGGAAACCGAAGAAGAAAAGTACTGGCGGGAAGTGACCGAGCTCAAAGGCCGTGATCCGCTGCTTCCGGCGCCGGACTATTCAGACGCAGAGCTTCTTCAGCGCGCCTGGATGAGTTTGCCGGACAAGATCGATGCCATACCTGTGAAGCGGGCGGTTAAGGTTTTCGTGTTTGGCACGAATCGCGAGTATGAACACTATTGCAGAAAGCAAAAGGTCAGACCAAGCGGGGAGCCGGAATGGAGGAAAAAGTTTCTTACGGAGTTTGAAAAATATTGTGTCTTAAAAGAGTAAAGCCCCTCCGGGGAGGGGCCTGAGCGGTTAGGCCGCTCTAACTAAGAAAGCCCAGGCTTCATATCCGTAATCGTGCGCATCAAGGACACGTGTTGAGTTACGAACTCGACGGAATCTACAAAAGACCCATCGGAAGCCAGAAGGAGCGATTTTTGGGGATGACATAATAGCCATTCCTTTCCGCCAGGCAAATAACCTTGACATCAGCCTCCATCAGTTTAAACTGACGACTGATTTACCAATCGCAAGGGAGAAATCCTGACGGGATTTTTCTATTCGGGGATGAAGAAGCGGGAACTTCTTCATCCCTTTTAACTTTATGAAAGTTCTCCTAAACGTTGCAGTTTCTTATATCTCACCCAGGCAGCATCAAAAGAAACGATTCCAAACTCACGGTGAATTTCTACAACGTTTTTTAAATTTTTAGTCTTAATAATTTCTAACGGCATTAGACACTCCCCGGCAAACGCATTTGCCTGGCACTCTGAATCTTCATAAGCTTTATGCTTGGTTAGTTCATCTCGCGTATATCGGCGTGTATGTCCGAGAAAGTAATGACCCAGTTCATGGAACAGAGTAAAAATATCGCGAGGGTTTCCATGATTCATCCCTGCATAACAAGCGTCTTTCACTTTCAAGACAGAACCGACCATGGCGGCAGGCGCTTTTTCTCCAATATCAGCAGTCGAATTGTCTGGGATAACATCCAGTTCGATCCCCAAGAGAGGCAGAACTCTTTCTAGGAAGTCTTCAAAATTAATTTGTTTAACCTCTTTAACTTTTGCAAGTTCCAGAATTATCGGCATAACTGAGACTGCAATCGATCGGATCGCCAGGGTGGACATGGGTTTGACCTTGAATCCCTTAGGTTCATATTCTGAGTAATCCATTTACAACCCTCTCTTTTTAGCGTTAGTAAGGATTTCGTTTAGCCTTCTGATGTCTTCTTCACTAAGTTCAGCTCTCGCGAATCCTGCAACTAAGCCTTTAAGTTCAGGTTCAACGCCATCGAGTGAAACTGCATTGTTGGAGAGATCCGCTGCCTCTCGGAGCGATACGTTTAAACCCAGATTTCTAAAAAATTCTTCTGCCTTTTGCACGAAAGTGGAAGAGATAGTGCGCTTTCCAGTCTCCATTTGGCTAAGAAAAGATGGTGCCACACCGATTGCTTCAGCCATTTTTAACATAGAAACGCCAGCGTCTATTCTGGCTTTCCTTACAGCTTTTCCATATTCGTTTAGCATGCTGACCTCCTTAAGATCTGTTGTTTCACAGATCAGTTAAATTTTATCACGAAAAATAAAAATACATTTACTTAACGAGTGAACATAGCATTAGGGTAAGCCATTATATTTAAGAAAGTTTTGCTGTTTTATAATTTTTGAAAATTGAAACTGTCCTTCCAGGATGCGCAGAATCGCTCTCTAGCGGTCTTTCGCGTGCCCGGAAGAAACGTAGTACGCTGGAGCTCGGACCTGATGGATCGCGAGCTCTTTTGCTTTTTAGAGTTAAAAGGAGCGGCACATGTTTTTTGTTTGGGCGGCGATATGCTCGCTATTTGGCTTCATGGTTGTCGGCTTCCTTATCACGTACCTCAGCGTCCGGATCCTGGCTTCGCGCCTCAATAGTTTGGGACGGTGGGAGGATGCCGCAACTGGCACAAAAATATCTTCCAAAGAATGAAAGTGATACAAGTCCTCTTTGGAAAAGGTAATAGTTGTTTGGAAATGCCCGCTTGAAGCCGATGATTCCGTCAGTTAAAAGTTGATCCGATTCGGTTTCCCTATAGATTTCGGTTTCGGCGTAGCTACGATCCTCGTTTATTTCAATAAGGCCTAATCTTTGAAGGTTTTCTAAATACGCGGCCGATAAGGCCGGGTATGCTAGCCCGCATTTTTTACCGAACACATTGAACTTTCGTATCACTCTTTTTGCGGGGCCAATTGGCATGAAACCGTTGAATAAGTCACTTTCGTCTGAGCCATTAAAAGGCTCTCCAGGTTGCATATCACGGGGCCTTCCTTGATAGTTCGGCGGATAATCCATGAAGTCAACGGCAACAATGGGCAAGAAGTTGGTTGTCGCGATGTACTTGAGAAGTTTTGCCTCGTCGGAGCTAAGTTGTTTAATTATCTCCGGGAAACCAGGAAGCACACCGTAGGCAGTTCTTTTGTCCATGGCTTTTGCTAAAAGTTCTATGTACATGTCTTGGAGGGATTCTTCCTCCGAAACGGTTCTTATAGCTTCGACGATGGGGACAGCGATATTGGCTTTTGGCGTTTGAAGTTCTGCCTCAGGTACTTCGGAGAGCTTCTCGGATAACTTTTTTTTTTGGAGTACTTCTTTGATCTTTTCGTATCCCCAAACGGTGGCCGCTAAAGGAGAAAGAAGCATGTTTATGGTTTTTCCGGCTAAGGCACCGGTTTTTCCGAATTCTTTGGCAAAAGGCTTGGCGGCGTCCTTGTAGACTTCTCGTGTAAGTTTTCCGCCCATTTTTCCGCTTATGTTTACGTTTATTTCAGGTTTTATATCAAGCATAAGAATTCTCCTTTGGATTGTTACTTAGCAAGAATGATTCTAAGGAAATAGCGGGCTGATCGTCCCGTGCAACAACCGATCTTTCTCTTTGAGTAAGTACATGGGGTTTGAGCCACTCGGTCATTCGTGATCGGGCGGTTTCTTTTTATGGGTTTGCTTTATGACTATCAAAATCCTCGGCCGCGTTCCGGTTCGTTTTAAGGACAGCGGAGAAATAAAATGGAAAACCATTAACCATACCCATGTTCCTACGGGAGAAAAAGGTGACCTGAAAGGCGATGTCGGAAATAAGATCGAAAGGGAATCTAAAGATAGGCAGGACAAGAAACCTAAGGACAGGGGCGGTAGGAAACCTAAAAACAAGCAGGAGCCTAAGATATTTCCTAAAAGCGGCGTCAATCTCATAGAGCAGCCGCCGTCAAAGGATACGGATTCCTATCTAAAACGATTCCCGGACAATCCCAGTAAGGCCGTTACGGCCTACTACGACGAACAACTCAGAGGCGGTGTGGTAAGGACAACAGTGGACATGAACGGCACAGAGGTTCCCGCGGAAGCAGTTTTTGAAGGCCATGGAAGAAGTGAATTCAGGAAGTTTCGGGGCAACCAAAGAGATATTTTGGCCGTGCTTCCTTATGTGCCGGGCGTCATAGAAAAAGGGCACTACTCAGGCCGGGATAAGAAAAGAAATCACGGAGATCAGGTTGCTTTCCATACGAAAATGCAGCGTGTACCGATCAACGGAAGAAAGCGCTTGGTGGCGGTGGATATCGGCGAATCTGAAAGCGGGAAGCTGTACGCCTACAACGTTAATACCGAAGGAGTTCATTCGTTCGAGAATAAGAAAAAGATTTTCGAGCGAAATTACGCAAGAAGAAAAAACAAAATCGGAGACGCTGTTCTATTACCGTCCTCGAAGGACTCCGTGGTGAATTTACACGGGACACAGTACTGGCTCCGATCTGTTGGTGACAGTTTACCAAACGAACAATCCCCGATCAAGCTTTATGTGCTTGATGTGAGAGTTCTGTAACAAAAACGGTTTTATATGAAAGTATCCCAAAAATATCCCGTTTGGGCCTTTTGTTTTCACTGGGGAATCCTTATTTTGATGTTGGCATTCTCCTACGGCCTTATCAAATAAGGAGGCAGTCATGGACGAATGCGAAGTCCCGAAGCGCAAGCAGGGGCGCCAAACCAAGTACACGCCTGCCAAGGCCAAAGAGATCTTAAGGCGGCTGGCCGGTGGAGAGACCCTGACTTCTATCTGCCGGGATATGCAAATTCCGCCTTCTACCGTTTATCAGTGGACCGTCGACCGGAATGACTTTGCCGTAGACTTCGCGCGCGCGAGAGATTTCGGCGATCAGGTCCTGGAGGATGAGGCCGTCGACATCTCCGACACGATGGAAGAAGCATCTGAGACGATTGATTCGTTCAGCGAGAAACATGGAGCGTCGAGCACAGTCAAGAAAGGCGACGCCGTGGCACATCGCAGGCTCCGGGCAGAAGTCAGGCTGAAAGTTGTCGCAAGACGAAAGGGCGCAAAGATTCAGCTGGATACGAACGGCGCCGGAGGCGAGGGCCTGGCCAGCGTCTACGAGAAAATTAGAGAAGTGGCTAAAGGTAAGAAATGAACGATCCTTTTTCCGAGCTGTGGAGCCCGCACAGATTTAAAGTTTTCTATGGCGGCCGCGGTTCGGGAAAGTCGTGGGCAATCGCGGAGGCCCTGATCGTCATGTCGAATCTTTCCCGGCTGCGCGTACTTTGCTCCCGAGAGTTTCAAAATTCGATCGCCGATTCGTCCTATCAGCTGCTTAAAGACACGGCAGAGCGCCTAGGACTGAGCCATCGCTTCGAGTTCCTAGAGGCCGAGATCCGACACATAAACGGCTCTCGGTTCTTTTTCAAAGGCTTGCAGCAGAGACAAGCGCAGTCGGTAAAGTCGATTGAAGGTGTCGATATATGCTGGATTGAGGAGGGCCAGTCAGTCTCGCAGGTCTCCTGGGAGACACTGATACCGACCATCCGAAAAGCGGGCTCCGAAATATGGGTCTCGTTTAATCCGCTCCTGGCCGACGATCCGACAACCAAATTATTCCTGACCGATGCGCCGCCACCCGGCGCCTATGTCCGGAAAGTTAATTTTGATGAGAACCCGCATTTTCCGGAAGCGTTGCGCCGGCAGATGGAGTGGGATCGCAAAAACGACTACGAGAACTATTTGCACGTTTGGGAAGGATATCCTCGCACGATTAGCGATGCGCAGATTTTCCGCGGCAGGTTCACGGTCGAGAGTTTTCCGGACGATCTTTGGCAGAAGGCCGACAGGCTATTTTTTGGTGCTGACTTTGGCTTTGCGAACGACCCGAGCACGCTGGTGCGATCGTTCATGTACGACAATCGGCTGTATGTCGAATATGAGGCTTTCGGCCACGGCGTTGAGCTAGACGAGCTCCCGGCGCTCTACGATTCGGTCCCGCTCTCCAGGAGCTGGCCGATCAAGGCCGACTGCTCGCGTCCGGAAACAATCAGCTATTTGGCCAAGCGAAAGGGCTTCAATATCTCGGCCGCAGAGAAGTGGCAGGGCTCGATTGAGGACGGCATCGCCTATCTGAAATCGTTTGACAAGATCGTCATCCACCCGCGCTGTCGGCATACAGCAGAGGAATTCAAGCTCTATAGCTATAAGGTCGACCCGAAAACGAACGAGGTCCTCCCGATCATCGTAGATAAATACAACCATGGCATCGACGCCATTCGGTACAGCCTCGACGGCTATATCACACAGGCGGGGCTCGATGAGTTCATTCGCCTGGGCAGAGGTTAAGCATGAAGGTAAACAAGAAACTTTCCCGGACAAAGCGCGGCGGCAGCAAGCAGTTTGCCGACGGGTTTCAGAACCCGCTTTTGCGCATGGGCCTGGGGACGAGCACAACGATCAACGCGAATCGCTACATTCCTGAGTTCAAGTCTTTCCAACGCAATGAGCTGGAATGGGCCTACCAGGGCTCATGGATGTGCGGGCTCGCGGTTGACGTGGTCGCGGACGACATGACGCGCGAGGGCGTTGAGCTCCAGTGTGATGATCCGGAGGTCGCTTCGGCGATCGACGTCGCTCTCGACGAATTCCGTGTTTGGGATAGCCTGTGCGACGCGCTCAAATGGGCGCGGCTCTATGGCGGTTCGCTTGCCGTCCTCCTCATTGACGGTGACGACATGGGTACGCCTCTCGGACCGATCAAACAAGGCGCCTTTAAAGGCCTGCTCGTTCTCGACTGCTGGCAGGTCAACCCGTCGACAGAAGTCGTCCAGGAGCTCGGGCCCAATTTTGGCAAGCCGCTTTATTACCAGGTTTTCACCGAGCAGAGCGCAATCGATATTCCCGGAGGAAAAATTCATTATTCGCGCTGTATCCGGTTTGAAGGGCGTCGGCTGCCGTTTTACTTGAGACAGGCTTATCGCGGTTGGGGCGCGAGCGTACTTGAGCCGCTATTCAACCGGATCGAGATGTTTGACATGGCCACCGAAGGCGCGGCTCAGCTCGTCAATAAGTGCTACCTGCGCTATTACAAGGTCAAGGGCTTGAGGTCCATTCTGACAAACGACGTCGCCAAAAAGGGATTCATGACGCAGATGGAGCATACCCGGCTATTCCAGAGCATCGAGGGCATGACGCTCGGCGACATCGAGGATGATTTCCAGACGATGACTTACACGTTCACGGGCCTGCCGGAAGTCCTCCTGCAATTTGCGCAGCAGATTTCCGGCGCCACTGGCATCCCGTTGGTACGTCTGTTCGGTCAGTCTCCGGTCGGATTCAATTCCACAGGCGAGAGCGACATTCGGCTCTACTACGACAACACGAAACAGCAGCAGGAAAAGATGCTGCGTCCGGGCCTAAAGAAAGTCCTGAACGTCATTTATATGAGCGTGACCGGACATGCTCCGGACAAAGATTTCAATTTCGATTTCCGCCCGTTGTGGCAGATGACCAACGAGCAGAAAGGTGCCTTTGCTACGGCCATGGTCGGTGCGATTGTGCAGGCGTTACAGAGCGAATCCATCTCGCTGCCGATCGCAATGAAGGAGCTCAAAAAGCTCAGCCCGACCATCGGCCTTTTCTCCTCGATTACTGAGGAGGATATCGACGAGGCCGAGAAACAGGAAAACGAGCTCATGCCGCCAGGGGCAGGAGGATTAAATGCAGCAGCAGAACAAATTCCGGGAGCAGGCCAAAACGGCGGCCTTGGACCGCTGGTATCGCAAGCGGCTCAAGGCAGTGGCCAAACAGATCGCACAGATCGCCCTGGAGTGGGAGGGGAGCGACCCGAGCCAGCTCCAGCTCAGTCTGTTTGATTATTCGGTGCGGCTCGACGAATGGGCCCGCTCCGTGGCGGACATCATGCTGCGCCGCGCGGCCTCGGCCGACTATGACACGTGGCTCAGGATTGGCCAAAAGATCAGCCGGGAAACTCGCCGCAAATTGAAGGACGCAGCCGCCGGGCCGATTTTCAATCGCCTGCGCGAGGAGCAGGTCGCACTGATCCGCTCTTTGCCCATGGAGGCCGCCAAGAAGGCTCAGGAATGGGCCGCTAGCGGGCTATCGGACGGCCAGCGCTATGCCGATATCGCCCAGCGCATCAAAAACGAGCTAGGCGGCGTTACGGAATCCCGAGCGATTTGCATTGCCCGGACGGAGACTGCCCGAGCGAGATCCAACTTCACGCAGGCCAGGGCCCAGGCCGTTGGCTCAACGCATTACGTGTGGCACACGGTCGGCGATAACGCAGTGCGCCCGAGGCATCGCGAGCTGGATAGAACAGTGCATTCATGGAGTGATCCTCCGATCTGTGACGTCGGCGCAGGCGGCACGCCTATTCGTAGCCACCCCGGATGCGTCTTTAACTGCCGGTGCTGGCCCGAACCGCTTTTCTACGAGAAGGACAAATGAGAAGGAAATTTCGAGACGGTCGCTTCTTGACCACGGAAAAAATCAGCCCTCTGAAGGAAAAAACTCCGGAGGGCTATTTGTTATGTCGAGACGTTCCGATTAGCCGCGTCGGATCGTTTGAATATTCAGCGGCTGAAGTCGGTCTGCCAAACATCGGCCACGCAGTGCAGGTATGGCGGCCGGAAGAACAAATTTTTAATCCCGAAACGATTGCCTCGTTTGAGGCCAAGCCGGTAGTCATCGGTCACGCGAGATTCGCAGATCCGGACAACTGGCGGGAGATCGCAGTCGGTACGACGCAGAACGTCCGGCGAGGAGAAGGTGACAAATCGGACTTTCTTCTCGCCGATTTGCTTTTGACGGATCGAAAAGCGATCGAGGCAGTCGAGAGCGGGGATTTGAAAGAGGTCTCATGCGGGTATGACGCGGATACGCAGGAAACGCCCCAGGGGATTGAGCAAATTGGCATCGTGGGCAACCACGTTGCTCTAGTGGTATCAGCCCGATGCTCGGGCTGCAAAATTGGAGACGGAAGCATGACAACTAGCTTAAAGACCCGCCTGCGGAAATTGTTCCGCGACGGAAACGAGGACGCATTTAACGAGGAAGTGGACAAGCTCCAGGTTCAGGATGGTGACGCACCTGACGCGGCGCCCGCTCCTACTCCGACACCGGCACCCACGCCGACATTTGAGGAGCGCCTGGCCAAACTCGAGACCACGGTGGCAGCACTGGCTAAGGGCCTGGCTCAGAAGCCCGTGGGCGACGCAGATACGCCTGTGCCGGATGACACCGTTGATCCGGATGATGACGATGAGCTGATCGATGATCCGGACGCTCAGGCTATCATCGGAGACGCTGAGGCTCTGTGCCCGGGAATGAAGAAACCTGTGGGCGACGCCAAGGGCGGCAAATTCACACGTAATCAGATCGAGCGCGTTATGCGCACGGCGCTGAAAGGCGCCGGCGTGAAGCAGTTCGGTGATTCCTCCGAGCTCGACGGCAAGGCGCTGGATATCGCCTTCAAGGCGGCAGTCGCTATGTCCAAGTCCGGAAAGAATCCGAGGGCTAGCGGCACACGCTACGGCGACAGCGCTGAGGATTCAGTCAACTCGATCGCATACGTCCAGAAAAAACTTAATGATTTTTGGGGAGCTAAATAATGTCTCAGTTCATTGGCACATCTATGCCTCGCGGTTCTGCCGGCGATATCACTCGCGGCATGTTTGACTACACAACAGAAGTCAAACAGAACGACACAACAACTCCGGTCGCCGATGACGGCGTTCTGGTTTCTCTGACCACAACCGGCAAGGCCACTCCTGCCTCCGACGCCTCCAAGGTCTACGGCATCGCAGTTCGCGATTATCGCCAGGTGGGCCCTGATGGAAAGGCCTGGCCGAAAGACGCCTTTGTCTGCATCCTGCGTCGCGGCTACGTTGCCGTGCGTGCGGCAGGTACTCCGGCGCCGGGAGGAGCTGTCTACTTGGACGCCACAAACAAAGGCGTTACAGCCACTAAGGCGGAAGGCGCCACGGCTATTCCTAACTGCGTCTTTATGGGCGCAAAGGATGACGCGGGCCTGGCCGAAATCGCATTCAACATCTAATAGGAGCAAATAATGCCAAGACGTTTTGCTGACGCTGAAACAATTTCCGCTACCGGCGCATTCCTGGTCGGTGAGCTCGAGCGTCTCGATTCCAGAATCTATGAACCGATCGCAGATTTTACGTATGGCCGCGATATCGACCTGCGCAACGATGTGACGATCGCCGATGAGGTTTCTTCTTTCATTCAGTCCGAATACATGGGCGGATTCGGCGGCACAGGCGCGGGTAAAAAGTCCTTCATTAAGGGCCCGGATTCCACGCCCGCCCGCGTTTCTGTTTCTCTGAAGAAGGTTGCCACGCCGCTGACACTCTGGGGCATGGAAGTCGCTTACACGATTTTCGAGCTGCAGAAAGCGATGCAGGCAGGTCGCCCGATCGACGCGCAGAAACACTCTGCTATGCGCATGAAGCACCAGCTCGATATCGACACTCAGGTCTATGTCGGCGATGATGAAGTGGGCGTCAAGGGCCTGCTCAATTCCGACCAGGTAACACATGAAAATGTCGGCACCTGGACGGATTCTACCGATGTGAAGACCGTTATCGGCTACTTCAATAACATCCTGGAAAAGGCCTGGAAGGCAACGCAGTACAACCGCATTCCGAAGAACCTTTTGGTTCCCCCGGCAATTTTCGGCAAACTGGTGAGCACACAGCTGACCAATACCGAAATGAACCTGCTGCGCTACGTTGAGGCTAATAACCTCTCCGTTGCTAACGGCGGTACGCTGACCATTCGCCCTGTGCGTTGGCTGGCCGACTCGACCTTGTTCTCTACGCCGCGAATTGTGGCCTACACAAAAGCAGAGGACGTGGTCCGCTTCCCGCTGGTTCCGATTGCCTCCCTCCCGGTTCAGTACCGCAATTTCGAGCAGGCTGTTCCGTATTTCGCAGCTCTCGGCGGCGTTGAGTTCGTACGTCCGGAAATGGTTTACTACGCCGACCTGGCAGCAGTATCCGGAAGCTAAGGAGGTTTTATGAAACGAATTACAGTTCGTTGCCCGCTGGTTCTGAATATGGGCTCTCAGCAGTTCGAATTTAAGCCGGCGCAGTCCTATGAGGTTGAAGATGCAGTTGCGGCTCACCCGTATCTGCAAGCACACCTCGCCACGTTTATCGACATCACGCCGCCGGCAAAAGAAAAGCCGGTTGAGGCTGAGGAAAAGGTCGAGGAATCGGCCGAGGAAAAGGCTGAGCCGGTAGTGAAGGAAAAACCGGCGCCAAAGAAAAATGCGAAAAAGACTACATCTGTGAAGGAGGCTGAAAATGTTGAACCAGCCTCTGACGCTTGAGGAATTTCGCAAACTTTTTCCGGAGATCGATTCGGACAGTTATCCGGACATAGCGGTTAAGGCTCGATTATCTTTAGCCGCTAAATTTTTTTCAGAGGAAAGCTGGCCTGATCCTGAGATCCGAGCGCACGTCATGGGGTTGTATACAGCCCACTATCTGAAGCTCCAAGGGTCTGCCGCTGACGGCGGCAACGGCGGAGACACCTCCGCACTGGCCCAGGTCACCTCGATGTCGGTAGACGGCGCATCTGTGAGCTACGACACCTCATCCTCGTCCGAGGAGGGCGCCGGCTCATGGAATCTCACCGCCTACGGCCGCGAGCTGTGGCAGCTGATTCAGTTGTTCGGAGCAGGAGCCAGACAGATATGAAAAAGACGATCTCTGTTTCCATGGTGCGGCATGACGGTGAGCTGAACCAGGCACTGCAGCGCCTGGCGAAAACGGCTGTCTATGTCGGCATCGCGGCAGGCTCTAAGGGTGATACGCGAAGCGACGGCGGCCCGAGCAACCATCTCCTCGGCTTTGTGCATGAGAACGGCTCTCCGGTGAACAATATTCCGCCGCGGCCGTTTCTAGTTCCGGGCCTTGAGACGAATCGGGAAATGATCGTCGACGGTCTAAAGAGCGCCATGGACTGTGCGCTCAAGGGCGACGAGAAAAAGTGTGGCCAGACACTCGAGCGCCTGGCGATTCGCTCGGCCTCGGCGGTCAAAAGCTACATGCAAACGGCCGACTTCGAGCCGCTCAAGCCCAGAACAATCGCAAACCGTAACCGCTCGCGCCTTACCAAGGGCACCCGCGAGAACGAGATGGAAGGCGTGGGCATCCGCCCCTTAATCAATACCGGACAGTTACGCGACGCCATTGACGGCGTTGTGGTGGAGGAATGATGGCGACTTTAGACGTTGAACGTGTAATCCGATCTCCTTTATTTACTTCGCCCTGCAAGCTGATCCATTTTATTGAGGGCCTGGACAAGTTCGGTAATCCCACGTGGTCTGAGGGCGAAAGCACTGAGGTTATGGCCGTCATCACGGCCGACACAAAGACCATCGCCAGACTACCAGAGGCGCTCCGGCGTGAGGGCACGATCTTAGTGCGCTTCATGATTGCCGATATGCCCGCGGGCTTCGGCGGCTCCGGAAACGATGAGGTCGAGTGGCGCGGCAAGCGCTTCGTCGTCAAAGACTGCGCGGATTACTCGCAGTTTGGCAAAGGTTTTCTGAGGCTGACTTGTTGGCCCGCGGAGGTGAGTGATGGCAGTTACTGATAGCCGGGCGCCCGGGGTTTTACGCCCGACGAGCTCGGACAATGAGGCAGGGCTGATGGACCCGCTGCGCCAGTGGATCTCTGAACTTATTGGCTTGCGGCTCGATCTAGTCCGTGCCTCCTGGCGTCCTAAGCCTGGTACTCAGCCGGCGCTAAAAGCCGACTGGTGCGCGCTGGCCCTCAAAAGCCTGGACACCACGCCTGTCTACCTTGACGGACGCAAGGGCGATCCATCGCTTCCGCTTTCCGGGGATCAGACTTCCGTGGTGCATGAGGATTATGAGTTTGTGCTGAGCTTCTACGGCCCCCGAGCTTTATTCCTCGCCCAGAGATTCAGAGACGCGGCGCAGATCGGCCAGAACCGCTCACTGCTGCGACAGTCAGGGCTCACGTTAAAAGCGATCGATTCGCAGGCCATGCGCCTGCCCGATCTCGTTTGCGAGACGTGGGTCGATCGATACGACATGACCTTCCACGTTGCCCGGAAGGTTTCCAGAACTTACGGCGTTCGCACCATCGTGGGTGCCGATGTCGACTTTTATACAGAACGAGGTAAATTATGAGCGTTGCTCCTACATTACCGGTCTCCGAGGTTGTAAACGTCACGATCGAGATGTCTCCGGTCGCGGCTGCACTGCGCAATTTTGGAGCCATGTTAGTGCTCGGCACCAGCGATGTCATCGACACCGACGAGCGCCTGCGCACGTATTCGGGCGTCGAGGGAATTGCCGCCGATTTCGGAACCGATGCGCCTGAATATCAGGCCGCGGTCACGTTTTTCGGCCAGTCTCCCCAGCCGTCTCAGCTGGTTGTCGGCCGATGGGCTAAAACAGCTACAGCCGGACTTTTGCGCGGTCGTATGCTGGCAATCTCTCAGCAGCAGATCGCTGACTTCGAAAAAATCACTTCCGGATCTTTCACCGTTGAAATCGACGGTTCTTCTGTCTCGGTTTCCAGCGTTGATCTGAGCGCGCAAAGCAATTTGAATGGCGTTGCAACTCAGATCACGACTGCGCTGGCATCGAAAGGCACCTGCGTATTCGACGGTACGAGATTCATTATCAAATCTGCGACCACGGGCGTGAATTCTTCTGTCGCGAATGTTTCTTCTACTCCGCTTTCTCAGGTCATGGGCCTGGATGCCGGTACGACTAAGGTCAACGGCGCGGCAGCAGAGGACCTGGTCGACGCGGTAACGGCCTGCCTGGATTACACCAATTGGTATGGCCTGTATGTGTGCGGAACCGACTGGACGGACGCCGATGCCCTGGAAGTCTCTGCGCTGATCAATGCCGCGAGACCCTCTCGCATTGTGTCCTGGACATCCCAGAATACGGGCGAAATGGATTCTACAAACAGCACATCGCTGGGCTCTAAGCTCAAGGCGCTGGGCTATAACCGCACGATCTGCACGTTCTCCAGCACCAGTGACACCGCCGGTGTCTCGGTCCTCGGACGCATGAGCACGATTAACTTCGAGGGATCGAATACTACGATCACTCTGAAATTCAAACAGCTCCCGGGCGTTGTTGCTGAGAACTTGAGAACGTCCCAGTCGCTGGCCTTAAGAAACAAAAACGTCAACGTATTCGCGGCATTCCAGAACGACACTTCGATTTATAAAGAAGGCGTCACGTCCGGAGGCTGGTTCATTGACGAAACTCATGGCCTTGACTGGCAGCAGAACCGAGTGGAAACCGATCTTTGGAATCTGCTCTATACGACTACGACCAAGATCGGCCAGGACGAAGCGGGCATGACCGCAATTTTGGCGACGATCAACAAGTCGCTTGACGCGGGCGTCCGAAATGGTCTCATCGCCCCGGGCGTCTGGAACGGCGATTCTTTTGGTTCTCTCCAGAAGGGCGACACGCTCACCTCAGGATATTACGTCTACATTCAGCCGCTGGAAGAACAGGCGCAGAGCGATCGCGAGGCCCGTAAGGCGCCTCCGATCAAAGCGGCTATCAAATTGCGCGGCGCAGTTCACTTTATTGACGCCACGCTCACGATCAATCGATAAGGAGAAACAGGATGGCAACTTATTCCTTTATGGATGTCACTGCGACATTCGCAGGGCCGACCGGCGTGATCGATCTCGGATACGGTTCCGCGGCCTCCAAAGAAGGTATTTCCGTCGAGTTCAATCAGCCCCGGAACAATATGACGCCGGGCGCAGATGGCGAGGTTATGCATTCTTTGAGGGCAGACAAAAGTGGAAAACTTACGATTCGGCTTCTTTATACATCCCCCGTGAACGCAAAGCTCAAGGCTATGTTTAACGCCCAAAGTTTGAGCTCTAGCGCCTGGGGAAATAACGTCATTACCGTCCTTAACAAAGGTAATACGGACACGATTGTGGCCAGAAGCGTCGCATTCCAAGGGCTGCCAAGTCAGACATTCGCGGAGGACGGCCAGCCCGTTCTTGAATGGGGCTTTGACTGCGGCAAAATCGACACTCTTAGCGGGACTTACTAATGGACAAACTCGTACCTCAAAAATTTAAATTGCAGGGGCATGAGTATCTCGTCGGGCGGCTCGACCTTTTTGAAGCTATGAAGCTCCAAAAGCGGCTCGGGCCGCTAATGCCCACGGCGTTTAACAATGTGCTCTATGGTATGTGGACGGCTTACGGAAAATCTATGCCCGAATCCAAAGCGACATTGAGCGACAAACTGACCGAGTTCGGAACGTTGCTCGCTGTCTGCCAGCCGCTCCTGGATCGCATTGCGGCCATGCCGGATGCGGATTTCGACTATTGCGTGCGCACCGCGCTGAGCGTGGTGGAGCGTCGCTCTGAGGACGGAAAAAACTGGACACGAGTGTATTCAGGCGGCACGCTGGCATTCGATGATATCGATTTCACAACCACATGCATATTAGTGAGCGCTGTCGTACAGCGTGAGCTTCGCCCTTTTATCGACGCTTTGAATCTTTAACGTTCGCTCATAGCGTCGAAAACAGTCAGCAGGAACCGAGCCCGTTCAGAAGTCTTCCTGATGGCCTGGATTTCCTGATGCGTCCTGTTTATCACGGGATGATCAGCTATCTGGACCTGAAGGGTAACGATCTGACGCTCGAGGACATTTTGCTAATGAACGTTTATATCGACAATCAAAAATACAACGAATTTGTTTTAGAGAAGGAGCGCAGCCATGAGTAGCGTTCTCGCCGGTTTCCTCGTCCGCTTAGGCTTTGTGGTCGATAAAGACGAGCAAGCCAAGTTTCAAGCCTCAATCGACTATGCCGGAAAGCGCATGAAGGAAATCGCCATGCGAGGCGCTGCCATGGGCACCGCGTTCTCTGCTGCATTCGCCAAGAGTACCCAGGAAACGAATCGGTTCTATAACCTTACGAATCAAGTGGGAGGCTCTGTCCGGGGCCTGAATAATGTCGCCTCTGCTATCGCTAAGGTCGGCGGTAATGCGGATGAGGCCAGGTCCAATATTCAAGAATTTGCCAACAAATTAACGTTTATTCCGGGGATGGCCGACTACGTCAAAAATCTCACTGGCATTGACGTGAGGGACGCGTCCGGTCAATTGCGAGAGTACAGCGACATTTTTCTCGATCTGAGAGCGCGCTGGGAGAAAATGGGAGACGCAGCAGGTCGTGCTGAAGCGTCAGTATTAGGCCTGGGCGGAGCCTACGCTTCAATTATGAAAAAGGACTTTTCTGCCGAGCTTAAGAAAACCAATGAGCAGCAGGGAGAATTGGCCGACATGGTCGATAAGTCGGCCGATTCTGTACATCGATTAGCTAATGAGTTTTCTCGCACCTGGGAAATCATATCCATGGGGAGCCAGGCCGCTTTTGGTATGCTGACCGATAGCCTCGGTTTAGATAAGGTTGCCGAAAAGTTCAATAAAACACTTTCGCAGGAACTGCCCGCCTGGATCCAGACAGAAAAAAATATCTGGGATCAATCTCACGGCGTTGGCGACTATCTCAAAAACTTCTTTTTTAAGGCCGACGAATTTCAGGATGCTGAGCGTTACAAGCGCCACCTCATGGACGATGAGCAGGTGCAGGCGTTCCTGCGCAAAAAGTACACCAAACAAAAATCTGTATTGGACGATGAGGCGGAGGAGGGCGTGAGCATCGTGGACGATTTCGATAAAAAGGGATTCGAGGAGGAGCTGGCTAGGTATCGAGCTGCAGGCTCGAAGGCGCCGGCGAAACCCGCGCAGACAGAACCGCCTCCGGCGCCGGGGAGAATGTCCCGGGGCTTACGGAATAACAATCCGGGAAATATTCGCCCTGTCTCGCGAAACCAGGCGAATGACGGTGCTTTTACTATTTACCGCACACCGGAAGAAGGCTGGGGCGCCCTGGGCAAGCAACTCAAGGCCTACGCTAATGCCGGGCTGGATAACGTTGCGTCGATTATCTCCAAATACGCGCCCTCCAGCGAGAACAATACAGGCGCCTATATTCAGTCGGTGACCGCCGGCATGAGCAAGCGCCTGGGCTCGGACGTCGGCGCGCTGACACGTCTCGACTTGAGTGATCCCCGCGTGCTTAAGGCGCTCATGCAGTCGATTACTGAGCATGAGAATTTCCGGGGCGCCTCTCAGTATTTTGAAGGCGCCTCTTTTGATAAAGAGGTGCTAGCCGCAGCGCAGTCGCAGTGGAGATCTAAGGTCGTCAATGAGAGGGACAAAATCCCGTCTCGGGGTAATGTCGTCGTGAACCAAAACATCACGATCAACGGGGCAGATAATCCGCGCGCTGTCGGCCAGGCCGTGGCGCATGAGACACTGCTGGCACAGAACCGATACGGCCAGCGCAATCTTAGCTAAGGAGGAAATATGCCCTCTTTACCTTATAGTCTTGAGGCTCTGCTTCTAGGTCGAAAACGAGAATTTGCTGGAATTATTCCGGACGTCGTGGTTAGCGAGGAGCACGAAAACGAGGTCGTGGTTACGCGCCATCCGGTCGATACTGGCGCGAATGTTTCGGATCATGCGTATCAGATGCCGACGGTGATTAATTGCCAGTTCGGCTGGTCCGATTCCTCAAGGATCCTAAATTCGATTCTGGATTTTTCGATTTTTAAGGGCCTGACCACGACGAAAGACGTCTATGAGAAGTTGCTTGAGCTACAGGCCAAACGGGAGCCGTTTTCGCTCTCTACCGGCAAGAAGCAATATCCGGCAGTCATCATCACGAAGTTGAAAACAACGTCGACCGTCGACACGGAAAGCTCCCTAGTAGTGGACATCACTTTTGAGGAAATCCGATTCGCCCGGACAAAAGAAGTCACGTTGCAGGAAGCTCAGCAAAAGAATCCGCAGCAGACGGCCTCTGTTAATCAGCGCGGTGCCTCGTCGCCCGTATTGACTACTGCGGGGAATCGGCCATGAGTATCTATCAAATTCCTTTGAGTACCGGCGCCCAGAGCTTTTCCATCCGGCTCGGCGAATATAACTACCGCATGACGCTGATTTACAGAGATGCGGATTGTGGAGGCTGGTTTCTAGATATGGTCCGGACAGACGGCTCGGATGCGCTCCAGGGCCTACCGCTGGTGACTGGTGTCAACCTATTGGCGCAGTTTGGCTATAAGCGTATGGGCGGGGCGCTTTGGTGCGAGTTGCCGAAGCAGGTCAAAAACTACGAACCGAGTTATCGGGACATGGGCCAAACGCTGAGCCTTTTTTGGAGTGACGAATGAGCGAAACAGACAATAATCGCCAGTGGCTGAGATATTTTCGCCTCGTTGTGGCAGTCGATAAAGACAATCAGCAGGCGATTGACCTGAGTGAATTTCGATGCAAATTCCGAATCTCTCAGGCTGTAATCGGCAAGCCCTGCACCGCTGAGATCACGGTTTACAACGTCTCGCAGGAAACAGTAAATCGCCTCGGTATCGGTACAAACGTCATCGAAAACCAAGGCATGCGCGTCATCATTGAGGCGGGCTATCAGAGCCATCACGGCATTATTTTCCAAGGCGATCTATGGTGGAAATCCGTCGGCCGCGAGAGCGAAACAGAGACTTTCATGCGCCTGGTAGCTGCTACCGGCGACAGGGCGAGGCAATATGCCGTGGTGAATGTCTCAGTGGCCAAAGGCGCCTCTCAGCGCGAGATCTTTGACAAGGTACTCGACGCCATGAAGGAAAAAGGAGTTGGGGCCAAGCAAACTGTTATGGTCCCTTTCATGGATTCCAGACTTCCCCGTGGAAAAGTCATGTTTCGGATGGCTACCGACGCCATGAACGGTATCGCCGATACAAATAATTTTGATTGGGGCTATGGCGTTGACGGCCTTGTCGCCATTCCTAAAACGCCGACATACGATCCGAATGAGAAGGTGATCGTCCTTAACGCTGATACCGGTTTGATCGGCCGCCCCACGCTTGACGAGGACGGCCTGGACGTCCAGGCGCTACTTAATCCGAACCTGGAGATCGGCGCCAAGATTCAAATCGATAACGCCTCGGTACAGCGAAACAACTACGACACAACGGTGTCCGAGGACGCGGTTACGAAAAATCAGGCGGTAACGGACGCATTCTTATCGGCGGATGGCGTGTATCAGGTGATTTCCCGCGAGCACGTGGGCGACACGCGCGGGGAGGATTGGTACACAAATTTGATAGTCGTGGGCGTTAATTCAGCCAGCAGACCGATTGCTCCATCTGTTTTTACATACACATCGAACTGAGGGCGCTATGGATTCAACCGCAACAATTTTTGACCCGAATCGATTCTCCGAGAAGGCTACAAATAGCCGCTTGACCCAAGTATGGACCGCACTCCCGGGGATCATCCAGAAGTTCGATGCGGGCGCGCTGACCTGCGAAGTTCAGCCGGCGATTAAGGGCCGCATCACGCAGGAGGATGGCTCTATCCAGCTTGTAAATATGCCGCTTCTCTTAGACTGCCCTGTCGTGTTTCCCCACGGTGGCGGCTGCTCCCTCACGTTTCCGATTAAGGCCGGGGACGAGTGCCTTGTCGTTTTCGCTTCCCGGGGAATTGATTACTGGTGGCAGCTAGGAGGCATTCAGCCGCCTCCGGAAGCGCGAATGCACGATCTATCGGATGGTTTCGTTATTCCCGGCCCGTGGTCCCAGGCTCAAAAGATCAGCGGCGTGAGCACCAGTGCTGTGCAGTTGCGTAGTGACGACGGTGCGGCCTTCATTGAGCTCAATCCCGGCAGTCATAACGTGAAATGCGAGACACCCGGGGACTTTTCCGTGACGTGTAAAAATTTTACGGTAGAGGCCTCAGCCAGTGCCAGCATTAAAGCCCCGGCGATCCAGCTCGAAGGCCCGCTGACCAATACCGCAGGATCGGCCGCGCAGATGTCGGGCGGCGTGGAAACCGACGCAGACGTTACTGCCGCAGGTATCAGTCTCAAGTCGCACGTCCATTCCGGTGTTTCTACAGGCTCCAGTAACACGGGAGGGCCTAAATAAATGAGAGTAAGGCGAACAACGGCCAACGGCGATATTTGCTTCGGCCACAATGCAAACGATTATTTAGTCAACACGCCCGAAGCCGTCGCGCAAAATGTCCGGACACGCCTCGCGCTTTGGCAAGGGCAGTGGTTTATCGACACCGATGAGGGAACGCCCTATCTGCAGCAGATTTTAGGCAAGCAAAGCGCGGCTGATCTCGTAATCAAAAGCCGCATTTTGGAAACCCCGGGCGTTCAGCAAATCGACGAATTTGAGGCCGTGCTTGACCCGAACACACGGCGCCTGACCATACAAGTCAAGCTCACCACGGATTACGGTCCCGCAAGTATTAACGGAGAAATTACATGATTGATGATCCGGTTTTTTCGGTTACTGAGACAGGTATCTCAGCTCCGTCCTATGAAGAGATTTATGAATACTTGAAAGGCCGAATGAGGAATATTTTCGGCGATGACATCAACCTTGACGCGGACACTCAGGACGGCCAGATGGTCGGCATTGTGGCGGCGGCTATCTCGGACGTGAACGCGCAGGCGATCGCGGTTTATAACGCATACAATCCGACCACAGCCAAGGGCGTAGCGCTGGATTCTGCGGTCAAAGTCAACGGCATCACGCGCCAGGCCGCATCACACTCTCAGGTTGACCTCCGGATCGTTGGCCAAGCGGGCACCCATATTGTCAACGGCGTGGCCTTGGATGAGGCGGAGAATAAATGGAATCTGCCCGCTGATGTCGTGGTGCCGCCCGCCGGCGAAATCACTGTAACTGCAATTGCTGCAGAAGAAGGTGGCATCCGGGCGCCCGCGGGTACTGTCAACCGTATCGGGACACCTACACTCGGCTGGCAAACCGTTGAAAATATTCTCGCGGCCGAGCCCGGTGCGCCGGTGCAAACGGACCTCGAGCTTCGAGTGCAGCAGTCGAAATCGACCGCGCTCCCCAGTGTGTCTCTGTGGGAGGGCATTATCGGCAGTTTGCTGACCACAGCCGGCGTGCGACGTGTTAGCGGCATTAAGAATGACGGTGATACTCCGACATCGGAAGGCGTCCCCGGACATTCGATCGCGATGATCGTCGACGGCGGGGAAGTGGCCGACATCGCAAAAACGATTTTCCTTAAGAAAGGCGAGGGCGTCGGAACCTATGGCTCCACGTCGTACAACTATCTGGACACTTACGGCTTCCCTAATACGATTAGGTTCTCGCGCCCGACGGTCGTGCCTGCGTATTGCAAACTCACGATCTCGCCCGCTGCAGATTACCTCTCCAGTGCTGAGGACGAAATTAAGGCCCGCATTGTCGCCTATATCAATTCTTTGGACATCGGAGAATCGGTAAACATTGCCCGGGTACTTGCCAGCGCTGTAAAAACAGATGCCGGGGTAGTGGACGAGCGCTTTAGCGTTGAGGCCATCACACTCGGCCGCTCGGCCACGGCACAAACTGCTGCCAGTCTCGCAATTGTGTGGAATGAGGCGGTTTCATGTGCTCCGGAAAACGTGACGGTGGAGGTGCAGACATGAGCGATGCAAATCGTTATACCGAGCTAATCGCCGGGGCGCATTTTGACCAGCCGCGATACCAGCAATTTATTTATGAGCTGACCGAACCGCTGAACGAAGCAAGAAAACGTTTGGCGGTTTTTTATAAGCATTTTGACGTTGACACTGCTGTAGGCGTCCAACTGGATGCGGTCGGCGTGCGTGTTGGAATCTCCAGGCGCCTGCCTATGAAGTTGGTCGGCGTCTATTTTGCCCTAGACGATGTCGATGGCGTCGGATTCGATCAAGGCGTATGGAAGGGCCAGTTTGACCCGTCCGACGGCATGGTGACGCTTGACGACGAAACTTATCGCGCAGTGATTAAAACGATAATCCTCGCGAATAAATTCGACGGCAAAAACGAATCTGTCCCCGAGTTTTTAAATACCGCTCTCGGATATTTCGGTGTCCCGGCAAAGTTGTTTGATTTCCAGGATCAGCAGAATATGCACGTGGTGATCAATCTCACGAAAGCAGAGACGCCGCCCATCGTTTGGGAGCTCATAAGCCGTCGCTTAATCGACATCGTGGCGGCAGGCGTCGGCATGCAGATTGTCGACAACGTGCCTTATTTCGGCTTTGACTATGAAACAGCCTCGATCCAGGGCTTCGATTCGGGCCGCTTCTTCCCGTTTGAAAACTAAATATTCATTTATCTCATCAGCCTCGCGAATGCGGGGCTTTTTTATTGGGTGTGATATGGCTACCACTATCAATGAATTCCTTCCTTTCGCAGACCAAAGTAATGCCAATTTGATTCCCTACGCTGAATGGGTAGATGCGGCAAAACGTCTTACCGGCTTTGTTTCTGGTATCGCGAAATCCAGCGAAATGAATCGCGTCTTTGCGCAGGGCGCCCAGGCAGGCTATGCGATCGCAAAATTTATCGAGCGAACCTTAAGCGAGGACGTTTATGTGTCAGACGGGGAGCGCCTGGCCGATCAGTTCTATCGTGCGATTGTCCAGATGTCCTATCGTGCCACGCCGATCGGCTGCATTCTGACATTCCCGGTTCACGTAGAGATCGACGGATACGTGGCGACCAATAACGGCGGCAATTTGTCGCAAACTACATACGATCAGCTTTACGCAGTTTACGGCACAAAATTCAATACTTCGAGCACATTGGCCAATCAGTTCGGAATTCCGGACATGGCACATCGCGTATTTGAAGCCGCAGCAACGCTTGAGGAGATCGGCTGCTATGTAGCAGCTGGGTTACCGAATATCGCGGGCGCTCTGGGAGGTATTGTCAGCAGTGTGGCAGGCGCAAATC